TGTGGTTGCGGGGCTTTTGCCCCGCTTGGGGCTACGGCCCCACTGGGGCTTTTGCCCCACAGGAGCTACGGCTCCTTTTCTCTTTTCTTCTTATTCTATTGTTTATGTGTTTTTGTTTTTCTTTGGGTTCTTTACCCCCCTTGTACCTTCTCTTTGGTTCTTTACCACTCTTTTTCTCTTTCATCTTTCTTGGGTTCTTTACCCCCCTTATACTTATGTTGTGTCTTTCTCTTAATATTTCTTAGGTACTATACCACTTTTCTCATGTTTGTGTCTTTTTGTTTTTGTGCTTCTTTTTCCTATAAAGCTATAACACTATATTAGCATGCTGGTTATGGTTGTGCACTAGTTTAAAGTAGCAACCACGTTTTGGTGGTCGGTTCTTGCCGACCACCTTGCGTTTTTTCTTTCTAATTCTAACTTCTCTTCTACTTTTTCTGTAATAATAATAATCACCTGATGGTGCTTTGGTTAGTGTTATAAACACATTTTATAATCATTTAAACATTGATCACTGTTTAGAGCGGCTCTATAGGGCTTAGCGTGTGATCGGAGTAATGACCCATTTTTGGTGTTTATTAGGAATCTATTATAGAATTGCTGTGTTAGCAATTTCTTTACATAGTGTTTATAAGTGTTGTTTCATAATTTCTGTGTAGCTGTTCGGGTGCTCTATAACTTAATTAAATATAAAATATAATGGCAATAGGTGGGCTGGTAATCCCAACATTGCTAGTTACTGCAGGAAATCCCTGGTAACAACCTTCTGCCGTCAGCGTATGAACGATGTCTTCTTCTAAGTTTATTGCTAAGGAGCCTTTTGTCGTCTCCCGGACAAGAGGAGTTCCTAACCGAGGGATTTTAATAATAATAATGTGTCTGGCCCTATTTCATCGGGCCGGAGTTTCACAGACCCACCAAGTGCAACCTAAGTTGTCGAACCTTGGTCTAGGGTCTGAATTTGATTGTGATATTTTGGTGGTGCAACCATGGTTGTCGAACCCACCTGATCACTCTTTGAGGTGGTTTCTGAAACCAAACGAATGTGTCCAGTGGAAGATTTTTCCACAAACAGTTCGCTATTTGCAATATTTTGGCCAGAAATCAAGTGCGGATAGGGTGTTTTCTTTGTTTCGATGTACTTTGCGTTTGTATTATTGGCGCCCTGTCCAATATGTATCAACAAAGAGCGAAGTTTATTCTGATTCCGGTTGGTGGTACAAGTTTATCGGTGTAGGGCTTATGTTGTGTTATCCAATTTTTATCTCCTACGCTCTATTATATATCGCAGGGTTGGCCATGTACAACATATTTAAAAGTTATGATTATACTGATTATGCTTTTGAATCAGGTAGTAGCGGTCCGCATGCCAATCCAGTTGTATCAGTCTTTCGATCCTTGCTTTCCACATATCGGTTTGAACGTAATGATCCCCAGCTTTTTGTGTTGTGTCCTGTGTTTTTATCTCATAAATCGTTTGTTAAGAGTTTTAATCCGCGCTGGCAGCGGTGTGCTATGATAGTTAAAACAGTGCGTTATTCGGATGGTTATCATTCTAGTGTAGAGTTATTGAATCATCATGCTAGCCAGACTTATCATAGTCCCATAGTTTCTCGCGATAAGAATGAGTCTATGCGTGAAGCATGTTGGTATGTGTATGATTGTGAATCTATAGAGAGCCAATCTTTAGGTGATTTGTTATCTACTGCATTAGATATTATGGAAGTATATTTATTTTATGTTAACTTTGCCCAAGCGCCAAGTATAGCCATTAAGTGTATGCTAGTGACTCAATTTTTGCGGGCTCGTTTTCTCATGTTGTCTTATTGTTTTGCTTTAGACACTTTGTCTGAGATTGAAAAAGCAGCTAATAATTTAGAAAACGTTTTTTTTAACGCCAAATTAGCGGGTGATCCTGATATTCAGACTGATGAATCTACTCTTGGATTAGTTCATTTATGTGAGGAGACCAAACGGCTTTTTCCTAAGGCTAGTGCGGCGGCTGAAATTTTGCGTTGTGTAGAGAAGACCGCCACTCAAATGTCTGAAGGGGCACGGCCTGATATTGATTTTGCTCCCCTTAAACCACTTTATCCTGGTTTGTATTCCATGGTTTCGTATCTTAAGAATGTCTTTATTGCTAAGACCTCATCGAAATGCCCTATAGGTGTGGAAGTATTGGAAGAGCCTGTGTCCCCGCTTGAGAACAAGGAGGCGCTGTGTGCAGCTTTTTTATTGACAATGGTTTGTTCTGAAAGTGTTAGGACAGTGTTAAGTGCTGCTGCTGAGGATCCTGCCGTTTTTAAACACTTTTATGGTAAAATGATGAGGAATTATCACCGCTCTATCCTACGTCACAGCATAATGCTGCCAGGTTTGTCAATTAGCTCTATGCCATTAGTGTGTAATGCCGCTATTCGTAGTCATGGTTTAGATTTGAGCAAGCTAGACATATATGCAGAGGACTTAGAGAATAATATTATCCAAGTGGCACTTAAGAATTTCCGGACCCGATCTGCCACAGAAGTAGCTAAGGTCATTAATAAGGCAGAGAAAGACACAGGCTCTATAGCTCTATCTTGTCTAGGTTCCTCCATTGATGTCGGAAAATTTGTTGAAGTTTTAGAGCCTGCTATGGAAGACGTTAATTATGAATCCTTTATTGATTTATCTGCCCCTTTAACTTACGGGTTGGATTTTTTACTTGGTGCATTACAAAGTCCAATGATAAAACCAGTTTTGTCTTTGATAACGTTATTTGTATGTTACACCATGGCTCCAATGAGCTTTAGTTGGGAAAGTTTTATTAATGTTAACCAGGATTTGAGTAATACTGTGGTTAATACAGGGCCTATTGTGACCCAATTAATCAGAGGTTTGAGATGGATTATTTCATCCGGTATTGCATTGTATCAAGGGAAATTGGATTTGATGGCTGCTACGAATATTGATGTGTGGGTTAAAAAGGCTACGCCTTATGCGATTTATAATAATCCAATTGGACATTTAAGTTTTGACCCTGAGACAGGCGAAGCTAATCTGTCTAATTTTAACTTTATGTATAAGCTGGACACTCTTTTAGATGAAGGTAAAACAGTTTTGGCGGCAGCTAAAATTCATAATCCCCCATCGATTAAAAGTGTAACTTCTTTACTGGCCGGATTAAATATAACTCGCTCAAGAGTTAACACTTTTATGACTAGCAATGCCGCCAAAGAAGCATGTTTTGCCATATTAATTCACGGTAAGTCTAATATCTGCAAGACAACCTTGATGGATATTTTGAGAATAGTAATTCAAAAACGGCTAAACTTAACCACAGACCCAGCTTATACCTATGTAGCGCCAGATTCAGGGAATTTTTTCGATGGTTTTAGATCGTCTCATCATTCGATGGTGTTAGATGATATAGCTGCTGGCAATCCCAGCTCTAAACATCCAGACAAGTCAGTAGTAAATGTGATTAAATTGATGAACAATGTCCCTTTTAATGTTGAACAAGCTGCAATAGAGCTCAAGGGCACAGAATTTTGGACTGGAAAATTGTTGTTGGCCACTACAAACACATTAGATTTAAATGCCCATGCTTATTTTGCTTATCCTGAAGCAGCTTTACGTCGCTTCCCTCTGATATTAGAGGTGTCCCCTAAGGCCATGGATAGTGAGGGGCGAATGTTGTGCCCAGCTGATCAAGTCGAGCATGGATTATCCAATTGGTGGCGTTTCAAGCTGTATCAGAGAGACTTGCCCAAGGCTGGTTTGAAGGGCCAGGATTTCTATGTTGGAGATTCTATTTTAGGCCTCATAGAAGCTATCTATGAACGCGTAGATTCACATTTCATAAGGCAGAGACAATTTATTAAGACCATGCATGCTCATGCTGAAGTCGAAATTTGTGACCGGTGTCGTAAGATTCAACCGTGTTGTAATTGTCCGCCACTACCTTTAGAATTCCAGTCTGGTGTTGAGACTGCTTCACTTGATGCAACTTCAGTTAGTTTAATGTTGTTTAGTTTAGCGAAGGTGATCGTACCATGCTTAGTATTAGGTTTATTATTCTGTTTGAACCGACTATATGAGTTGTTTACAACAGGGAAACAGGCTTCTGAGGCATTAATCAATAGTGTTAATATACTGCAGTCAGCTTGTCCTAGGGTTGTTAGCTCATTAGAACGTGGAGCTGAAGCAATTGCACAGGTAGTGCCTATGGTACATAACACAGCTGAAAGAGTAGCTAGCTGTGTTGGTTCTGTTAATCATGTGGTTGGAGTTGTGCAAAATGTAATGCCAAGCTCACAAAACCGTCGTAAATTGTACAGTTTAGTCACAATAGCTGCAGTTATTACTGTGTTAGCTGGTATTATTAACTGCTTAACTAGTTATAAACCTAGTGCTTTCCAAACTGGGAGTGAGCAACCACCAACCCAGTGGGTCAAGGATAAATGTTTTGTGCCACTATCTATAGATTCCAAAACGGCAGCAGGAGCTGCTAATTATTCTGAACGCACAGGCACTGTTCGTAAGGCAATGGTAAAGTTTTATATTTTTCGAGAGGGGCTTGAGCAAGCTACCACGTGTTATGGATCATATTTAGGAGAGCCTTATTTTAATTGTTATATGACAACCAAACACTCTCTGTATGGTTTGAACCCAGATATCATTAAGTTGCCTATTAAGGAGATAGTGATGGTGCGACAGGCAGGAAGTTTAATTACTGGTCAGAATACAATATCTGCTCAGTCAATAGCCACTAATTCTGTCAAGTTTGCTCCCCACAATTTTCAAATATTAGAGGGTAAAGATGATCTAGCTATTATCAAGTTGGAGACTGCTCCACACAGTTTGATATCAAAAAATGGTGTGTACAAATATATGTTGCATTCAAATTTTAATGGCTTACCATCGGATACCCAACTAGTACAACCAACAGATAAACAAATATCTATAGCTAAAGTGGAGTGGGATAACAAAACTTGTACTGATTTACGCTACTTTTGGGCTGACGGTTATAGTGAACCAGGAGATTGTGGATCTCTGTTGATCGGACGCCTTAGTAATTCCTTTTGCATATTAGGAATTCATAATAGAGGGCACGTCGGCAGAACATTTGGGTTAGCTCAGATGGTTACTCAGGCGGATATAGACTCTGCTATGCGCGCTCTCGAGTTCCAAGGATTGAGTCAGGATTTCCCAACTTTAGATACCAATTATACGGTACCTCCAGTAGGGCAAGATGAGTTTTCATTAGATTTTCAGCCAGGGTTGGAGCCAGGTGACAAGTATAATTATAGTCTCCACATGCCAGATTTCATACCAGAAAACTTGGATTATATTGCCAACTGGGGGCGGTTGGACACTTTTAAATCTGATGTGATACCTGCTCCATGGCAACCGAATTTTTCTATCTTATTAGCAGATGTACCAAAAGAGGATTTTAAAGTTGCCCCAAATTTGAGTCCTACACATCCTGAATTTGGTTGGAAGCCATTGAGTAATTATTTACGCAATGTAGGAGCACCTGTGCCAAGCTGGGACATAGAGCGTTTGCATAAGGCAGCTACGTGTTTGGTGGCTTATTTCACTAAACGCTTATGTCCAGAAGAACTCAAACACGGGAAAAGGTTATCTGCTTTATCATTAGAGCAGACTATTAATGGTGACCCAGCAATAGCTGGGGTTACACGGATTGATATGACCACTGGTTTTGGGTTGCCTGAAAATACACCTAAGAAAGTTCAGTTCGATAGTTTAATTGTTGACGGGCAAATGCAGTACTCGTTAAAACCTGTTCAGCAACAAAAGTTTGAACAATGCTTGTCTTCGCTGGAAGCCGGTAAGGCTCTAAATTTTGTTTGTAGAGGGGTACGAAAAGATGAACCCATATCACTGGCCAAGTTGAAAAAACGAGGGCCACGGTTAATCTTTGCAGCTCCAACATTGATGACATTATTGTTGCGCAGGTATTTTATGCCATTTATACATTTAACTTTTGTTGCCCGGTCCACATGTGGGATAGCTGTTGGGCTTAATTGTGATAGTGTTGAATGGACTCACCTATATAAATGGTTAACAGCTTTTGGATCAAATTGTATAGCAGGAGATTTTGGTAATTTTGATCAAAAACTCCCGGCTGTTGTTAATGGCCTAGCCCTTGATGTAATAAGACAAGTGTGCATTAAAGTAGGTGACTTTTCGGATATTGATCAGTTAGCAATGTTAACTTTATTGAAAAGTACATTGAACCACCATGTATTAATTGATCGATCCATCTTTAGTGTCCGAGGGCCAAATCCATCAGGGCAAGCTTTGACAACGCATACAAACTGCGTCAGTGTCCTATTATTATTACTATATGTTTGGTGTAAATATTATGAACCTGCTGACTTTTTTACTGCTTGTCGCTTCACTACATATGGGGACGATCATTTGGTTGTTGTTTCCCCAGGTTATGAGAAGTTCAATTATGATTCCATTTACACCGAGATGAACCAAGTTAATATAGATTATACCACATTTGACAAGAGTTCAGCTCAGGGAAAGACATATGATGATATACATAGGGTTCAGTTTTTGAAGAGATCATTTGAGCCGAGAGATGGTTATTGCTTAGCTCCATTGGATTTGTCTTCTTATTATAGGCGGATGTACTTAACTAAGCGGAAGACTCTTAATGATTCTACTGCTGTATTAGGGGTGATGTCCAGTTTATGGCTAGATAGTTTTGTTGTTTCTATAGGGCCAACAATTCGTCGACTTATACATCACTGGTCTTTGTGTTCTAATATAAGTTTACCATCTAATTTATTCCCAACCAAAGCCGAATTTGTTGCTAGGAGATTACAAATGGATCAAGAATTGACACAATATTTTGGATACCCATTACTGAGTGGTGTATCCGACACAATATTTTATTGATGCTCTAGCTCTGACCTAGGAAGTCTTTAAACTCATCTGGGTTGCTACCCGATTAGCAAGTGTTACCTATACCACTATGACATAGGTCAGTGTCACACTGTTTGTGAATAAGGAGCATGTCCGAACCACATGCCGTTTTTTGAGGGCTCTCGATGAACCCCCTCCCGACTTTTAGTAATTCTTTAGGCTAGATGGATTTGCTAGCTGATAGGCTAAAGTTTGAGCTACCGTGGGCGATCCCCAGAATTTCCAGATTGGTATACTAGAAATCCAGAACCTCACATGCTAAGTGAGCCCATTGCATGTGAGCTAAATAATGGTTCAACGATTTTATTTCTTTATCACAACAGGAGGTTGCAATCACAGAAACTCCTCCACAACTCCAGTCCATTGCGATAGCCGATGACGCCAAGTTAGAACAGTATTTATCTCGGCCCATCATCATTGACAGTTTTGAGTGGGCTGAAGGTTCTTATTTAGATCGAACGCTTGATGTTTATGGATTAGTAATGACACAAGCTTCTATAGCCCACAAACTAGCCGGCTATAGGTTATTTCAAGCAGGTATCGAGTTGACAGTTACTATGTCTGCTTCCCCGTTCTTGTATTCTGGAGTCATAATGGCTTATTGCCCTTTGACCACTGGTGCATCGACCTTTGGCTTGGCAGATGTAGTTATACCCACAGGGTTTTCAACTTATCCACCTTTGCAAATGTCGACTTTCCCATATCATTTTTTTATGTATCCACAAACAGATTCTACATATACTATGTCTGTACCGTGGATCTGCCCAACTGAATTTGCTACAGTAGTGGGAGATCGACCAGCTATGGGAGTATTTAAAATGTATTCTATGATGCCGCTTCGAGCAGCTGGAGCTGCAAGTACTAATACTTGCACAATATCTGTATTAGCTAGACTAGTTGATCCAAAACTGGTCGGCCCAACAGCCACTGTTTATCAATCTAACACGGTTATGGGTATTTCTAAGGATTTAGCCCGAGTTGGTTTTGGAGCAGCTTCTGCAATTGCTTCATCAACTGGAAAAGTTATGAAGCTGGTGGGTTTAACTAATGAAGCAAATTTAACTCCAGCTTCAGCCATTACCACTTGCATTTTTCCTGGCTTGAGTAGCGGGGAAGCCTCAGTCCCTGTGGATAACTTAGGGCTTGGTCTTTCTGGTTCTGCTGATGAATCCGACATATCTGTGTTAGACTTGGCTGCATTAGCGGCCCGACCGTCGTATTTGGGTGAATTTTCATGGACGTTATCAGCTCCAGTTGATCAGACTTTGGCTACTTTGGGAGTTACGCCGTCACATTTTTCTTCAGTTACGCGCACTGGTAATCTTAGTAGTACTACGTTTTATGATTTGACTCCAAGTTTGTGCGGTTACGTTGCTAGTATGTTTAGGCAGTGGAGCGGCACAGTATGTTTCAAGTTTAAAGTTATGTGTAGTCAGTACCATCGGGGTAAGATACGATTTTGGTATGATAACTATAACCTAACTTCAAAACCTGATGAAGGTTATTTAAAAAGTGAAATATTAGATTTAGCCACAGACTCAGAAGTAATCATTAAAATACCTATGGCCTCTCAAGCTCCATGGTTGTTTACAGATCCGACTTTATCTGGAGCTAATAATGGCCCTCCACCAGCTCTGAAAAACTTTTCTACAGGTTCTATAGATTTTGATATTCGTAGGATGAACGGTTGTGTTATGGCAAAGGTTTGTCAGAAGTTATCCACTTTAGAATCTTTGGGTAATGTGCTGGTTGGGTGTTGGGTTTGGTTGGAGGATGCCAAGTTTGCAGAACCTTATTACCCCCAGCCCTCCGGTGCAGGTCCAGTTACTTTGGTATCAGCTATAAATTGGCAATCTGGAGAGGTTGTGTGCAAACCTAATTTAACAGTTACTGTTGCACCTGAGGATAAGCCCATACCAAGTACCAACATTTTTGAATCATTCCCTATTAGATATGAGTCAGGGAATGTTGATATTGGGGACGAGCCAGTAGTAGTTAATTTGGGTGCGTGTAAAACTTCAACTAAAGAAGGTTATTTTGAGGAACAAGTTACTAATTTAAAGGAACTAGCACATCGGGCTCAATTTTACAAGTGTTTAACAGTGCCCTTAACCTTATCTTCAGCAGCTACGCCAGGCTCACGAGGGTTTGTTACATGGGTTATACCCAGGGTGCCACGCTTCTTTGGACCCGAATATAGTTCAGTTTTAACTGGGTCGTGTGAAAAGATGTCCAATGGAGTCGCTTTTAATATGGTTATGACACCTTATTTGCAACGGATAGGAGCTATGTTTCAGGGGTATAAGGGGTCAATTAGGTGGCGTTTTGCTGTCTCCCCTGCTTCAGGAAGTGGAGCTTTACGTATGTTATCAGTCTCAAAGAGTCATTATGAACCTGGGATATATCTGCGTACTGACGCTAATGGGTCATCTTCTCAAGCTGCCCAGACTGCTTTTATAGGTTCTAACGACATGGGGGCTGGTAAAGCCATATGTACTGGTAATTACCCTGCTCTTACTGTGGATGTTCCTGATTATTACCCAGTCAAGATGATTCCTTTTACAAATGCTGGCATTCAGAGTAACACTGCTAAGCTTTTGGCTGGTAGATACGATGAGAGTGTTTTACAACCAGCTTTGTGTGATTCTATAGCTGTGTCTGTCTCGGTTTATAATGTAACTGGTACTTATTTGAATGGAGACAAGAATATTGGTGATACTGTTGTAGATGCTTATGTATCAGCAGCTCCGAATTTTAGATTTGTTCAGTTTAAGGGTGTTCCTTTTCTATCCTACTGTCCCAATAAAACTTTGCCTGTTATGAGCACTACATATTAACGCATACTTACCCCTCCAGCTGGGGTAAGTGTATTTTTAGCTGGTAAGCCTGTAATGCAGGCGTGGCGGTATGCCCGTATGATCTATACGATAATTAGGTCTCCCCTCCTAACCAAGATTTCTTTGAGTTTCAGGTCGCGAATGAATGCGTAAAACCCTGGCTCAATTCTTGGGGACTGCAAGTGGGTTGCAGTCCAGCTACGGCCAAGTCATGGTGGGGGCAATATCCCACCATTTTCTCTCTCA